GCTGCAGGAACAGGTGCATATTTGACTGAGTCAGCAGCCCTAAGAAGAGCTAGTTCAATGAAGGGGGCTACCATAGCACACGTCGGTGGAGCAAGACCATTTAGAGTAATATCAGGTCCAACTACTGCTTTAGCAGGTGGAGGAAGATTGGGAACGATGGCCGGTATAGCCAGAGGGGGGCCAATAGCATTAGCAGTAGCAGCAGTTCTTGGTATTCCAATGATTTTAAATAGTATAAAGAAAAATACCGAAAAGTCAGCAACAAATTCAACAAAGAGTGTCGTGGATAGAAATCAATTGATTTCAGCAACGGTACTTCAACACGGAAAATAATAATGGCATTAATAGATAGAAAATCAGACATTACAAGTTTTAATTACGATAAAGTCGGTAAAAACAATACCGATGAAAATAAAACTTTTAGAGTCAATCAAGGACAAAACACAGGTAAAGAAACTGGTTTTGATACACAGACCATTACCAATACAGAATATAATAAATTAAAGCCAGATGATGGACAATTAATTACAAAAAAAATCGGTGAAAGATATCTTGGAACCAAAATTGATGGTGGATTCTTCAGAGGTGGTATAGCATTACAAACAGAAAGAACAGCAGATGATGTTGAAAGAATTGGTAAATTTTTATTTACTGAACCAAAAGGTATATTGTTTAATTTAAAACAACAAGTATTACAAAACAATAATGAATCTGGTCATACAAGAGATTATAAATTTATTTCACCGATTACAAATTTATCACCATTACTTCGTGATGAACGACACAGAGCAAGTGGTTTGAATCCATTTGCAGAATCACCAAAGTATAGTGATGAAGATATATTGAAGAAAAATGTAGGTCAAAGTGCACATATGGCCACACCTTCGTATAATTATAATGCAGTAAATCAAGTTGTATTGAAAGGTAGAAACAGCACAACACCTTCAAAGAGAATAGCAATCAGAACCAGTCCTAAAAAAGCTGAAAGGTCTATATTGAATATTCCATATATGTCAAGAAGTGATTATGAAAAATTACAAATACCAAAAGATTTCATAGACTTTAGAATATACGATAAAGTAAACAAAAAATATATAATATTTCCTGCATATTTGAGTGATATAACGGACAACTCAAGTGCAGAATTTACACCAACAAGATACATTGGAAGACCAGACCAAGTATTTGTTTATACTGGCTATACAAGAAGTATTAGTTTTGGATTTAGAGTTTGTGCTTTGACAAAAGATGATATTCCTATTATGTGGCAAAAAATAGATAAATTAAAAACATTAACTTTACCAACATATTCAAAAGATGTATTGACGGGTGATAAAGAACTCAGACCAATAGCACCTATGGTGGAATTGACAATAGGTAATATGTTTAGAAATACAACAGGATATTTTGGTTCAATCGGAGTAAATGTAACTGAAAACTCAACTTGGGAAACTGAAGACGGACATCAATTACCAATTTTATGTGATGTGACTTGTGAGTTCACCTATATAGGAAATAATTTACCAAGTTCAAACTTTGCTAATCAATATGATAGAGGAACAAGAAATCCAGACGGAACACCTATGGATTTATCTAAGATTAAACCAGCAAAAATTGAACCACCAAAATTTAATCCAGATTTTACAAATCCAGATACGGTGGATATACCAAGAGCTTTTGATGTAATTCAACAGCTTCCAGATTCTGGTCAAACAGGTGAAAGAGGACAAACATCAAGGTTTGATTATTAATTATGAAAAGATATAAAAAAACAAGAATATTAAATGATAAAAATAATGAAAGGTATTTGTCCACAAGAACATATAAACCTATCCCTAAACAAGATACTGATATTTATGTCGTTGGTAAAATAGGACAAACTCTCATTACTCTTGCAAATACATACTACAATGATGTTGATATGTGGTGGGTAATTGCAACAGCAAATCCTGGTTGTTTTGAAGGAGGAGTTAATTTAAAAGTAGGGAAAGAATACAGAATACCAACAGACTTATCGGTTGTCGGTCTTGATGTTGTTAATCGAGGAACATCAGGAGGTGGTGGGGGCGGATACTAATGAGTTTCTTCAGAACACCAATAGACGAAGAAGTTCAAAAAGCTTTATTTCGTAGAATTGAAGCAGTATCGAACAAAAAATATGGTTCAGACTTATTAGGAACTCTCGAACCAAGAACAGGCGAAAAGGGAGACCCATTTGAAAATGAATTTGCAAAAATGTGTTGGGCAAGAGTCGTTACGATAGACGATGATGGTGGAGAAGGAAAACCAATCTTTCTAAATAGTTTAATGGATAATGAAGGTAAATCCAATATATTTGAACCTTTAAATTTTAAAAATGGTTATAATTCTAAATACAGAGGTCGCTCTGGCATTACAGCGATAGAAAGTTCTTTCAAAGAATTCTTTTTAAAACAATCAACTATAACTTGGACTTGTCCAGACCCTAATGAATTTGATGAAGTTATCAATAAATACTTTTTAAAACACGGACGATATGTGTTGATTGAATTCGGTTGGTCAACAAGAAATAAAATAGTATTAGATAGTATAACAACAGAAAATATGGTTGGATATTCAAAAAATCTTGACCAAAGAAATAGAGATGGTGGTGGAAACTATAATGCTATGGTTGGTGTTATCACCAATTATAATTTTGACTTACAACAAGATGGAAGTTATCAAGGAACATTTGAAGTTAGTAGTCTTGGAAGAAATATCTTTGGACAAAGAATTCAAACAGACGGAAAAATAGAAAATTTAGTTCAGTATGCAACAGACCAAACACTAAAACTTCAAGAAAAATATGATAAAGATGAAGAGTTAAACGAAGAAGAAAAAGAACAAAGAGAAAATCTTAGAAAACTAAGAAGAAGTTTTGTCGACTTTTATTCAGTAATTGAAAACTTAGATGATGTGGTAGATAAATATATTGAAGAAAGCGATGGAGAGTTTCAAACACCTGAAACCCCAAGAGAACAATTTGCAGATACATTTACAGAAAAGCTTAAAGCAAGATTAGCCGGTATGGATACTGCAGAAGACCCATTCGGTATGATGAAACATAGAGAAGGTGCTCTTAAACTTTCACCAATATTTGAAGAATTAAATATCTCGGTAGATGATGATTCAGGTCAAGGTTTTCTAACAAAAATGGGACATATCTTTACAAAATCAAGAGAAGAAAAAGTGAAAGATAAAAGTAGTTATTTCGTTACTTGGGGTTGGTTTGAGGATTTTATACTAAATAGTTTTTTTGCATTCAATAGAAGTGATGAAGATAATTCTTTTAAAACAAACTTTTTAAGTGCAGATGATGTTTTTGAAACAGATAAACAAAGTAAAACAACAAGGTTAATATCGAGAGAATCTACAAAGTGTCTTACAAATAAAAATTTATATACAATCGGATTAAATAGTGTTATTTTACCAGGAAAAATAAAAGCGTTTGATGCTAATAAGTATGACCCTGAAAGAGATAGTGATTGGTCAGCCAGTTTAGGTGATAATACAATAAGTTTTTATGATTGGCTTGCTAGACTTGGTGGTGGCGTTACTAATGTTTTTACAAAAAAGATAGGCCCAAAGAATTGGTCGCTAGAGGTTCAATTACTTTTTATTTTTAAGTTTATGAATGAATATTTTAGACCATTTGAATCACAAAAAAATGGTAAAACCGTAGGAAACATAAGAGATATGGTATTTAATGTTGAATACTTAAAATCATCATTTCAATCATCAAAAACAATAGAGGAAGCTATGTATAGTTTTTGGAATAAAGTATCGGCTGATTATGGAGGTTATTGGAGATTTTCAGTTATTGAAGATGAGAATATTGACGGAAGAATAAAAGTAGTGGATTTAAATCAATCGGGTGAATTTAATGATGACGACATTCAAGAAGGAAAAATATCAACACCACAAGACCCTACAAAAGTATTTAAATTTCCAGTATTTTCACACGATTCAATTGTATCTGATATAAATTTATCAACTGCGTATGATTCTGAAATGGCTACACTTGCAGTTGTCGGAAGTAATGCAGATATAGAAGTAGGAGCAGGTGATGTTGGTAAAGGATATACGGAACTTGCAGTAAGAGCACTTTCTTTATTGAGTAGCTATGGTGCTTCAAAAGATATGAACGATGGTGATAAAAAAATGGATGCAATTTTAAAAGAATTAACATATCCTTATTATAAAAATACTCAAAAGAATGGAAGTCAAAGAGGAGCATCAGGCACTACAATACGAAAGAATGATGTTGAAAGATTTACAGGTATAATTCCCGATAATCCAGATTTTGTGACATATGGAAAAACAAAGCCCACATCACAAAATCACATTGAACAATCAGATGATGGTGGTATTCAATTCAATATAATTCCAGAACTCACTAATACCAAGGATAAAATTGTAAAAGATATAGAAGACCAAGCTTCTTATGATACTTCAGAAGCTGCTTTAAGACAAGGATATTATTGGTTTAATACTACGGATAGGACGGTTCAAATATATTCAGCAAGACGAGGAGAGATGTTAGATGAATTCAAAAGAACAATGTTGTATTACATCAATAAAGACCCAAATCAAAACAATGAATCAAACTACACAAGTGTAAAACCAATTGTTCCATTAACACTTAGTTTAACAATACAAGGAATCGGTGGAATTAAAATTGGAGATTTGTTTTATGTGGATTATTTGCCAGAAATATATAGAGAATATTGTCATTGGTTGATTGTAAATGTCGAGCATAGTGTTTCATCAGACGGATGGACTACCAAATTAGATTCAAGAATGGTAGTTGATATTCCAAAATTATATAGAGAAGTAAAGGGTAAGGGCTTTGAAACAAGAGAATTTAAACCATTTATGGTTAAGCCAGGACAAGATTTATCAGAAAGAATTACAGAATTAAGAAGAGAGCTGAAATCAGAACAAGAACAACAAGGTATTTATACAGATGAAGAAAGTAAGAAAATTAAAGAGTATCAAGAACGAATAGCTAAAGGAACCAAATCTAATGTTTATAATTTTACAACTCACAACAAATATCTAAAAGAATATCCAATGTCTTATGAAGAATTTATAAAAAAGAACCCACAATATTTCCCAACTCCTAACCAGAGTGAAAATTTTCACAGACTTGCAAAAAAAGAAGGTATTGAAACTAATAAATATCAATCTTTGGAAGTAATTGACTCAGAAATTCCATCAATTAATATTCAAACACCAGGTTATGACTCTGATAGCCCTGGTAGATAAAAAAATTACATTTTGATTAATTAAATCAATACTTATATTAAATGGTTATAGTAAATACAAATACTCTATTTAATCAACTCAAACAACAAATACAATCCAAACCATTTGTTTTATTACAAATGTATTCAGATGTCAAAGCACATCCACAAGAGAATCGTGTGAGTTGTTATTATGTTGATTTTCAAGACGAACAATATATCGTTCCGATTCACCATACAGAAAAATATCAAGATGATTTTGAAATCATAGAAACCGACCAAACAATATTCGTTCAAGATTTAAAACAATACAGACACAACACATTGGTAATCAGTAAAGACATTCGTGATATGAATTGGGCATATTATTTACAACACAATAAATCATATGAATCAGAACAACATTTGACAAGTGCTCACTTACATCACAATAGACTACATTATAATAAACAAAATATCAACGATTTGATTCCTTTGGTAAAACACGCAGAATACTTTGAACCAATATCAAAACAATTATATGATTCATATCAAGAACAAGACCAAACCTTATTAGAAAACCTATACAAAATAGAAAGAAACGGATTAAAGACTTATGAGAAAATCATTTATTCAGAATATAATCCATACACTTCAACAGGTCGTCCAAGTAATCGTTTCGGTGGATTAAACTTCGCAGCCCTAAACAAATCAGACGGAAGTAGAAAACAATTCATTAGTCGTTTCAACAACGGAGTATTGGTTGAAATGGACTTTGACGCATATCATTTACGACTAATCGGTGAAATCATAGGATATAAGTTTCCAAAAGGTTCAGTTCACGAACATATGGCAGAACTATATGGACTACCTTATGAAGAAGCAAAAGCATTATCATTTAAATATTTGTATGGTGGTATATCTGATGAGGTATCAGACAATCCATTTTTCTCAAAAGTAAATGATTATATTAAATTACTTTGGCAAGACTACAAAACTAACAATTTTGTTAAATCTTATATTTATAATAGAACAATATATAAGAAAAATCTATCTGATATGAATCCAAATAAGTTGTTCAATTATATGATTCAACTTATGGAAACGGAAAACAATATCAAGATTTTAAATGAATTGCAACCTAAATTAGAAAACTATGAAAGTAAGTTAGTATTGTATAATTATGATTCATTTTTATTTGATTTTGATACCAAAGATGGATTAGAGTTCTTAAATATGGCGAAAGAAACAATAGAGAGTGGTGGTAAATATCCAGTCAAAGTTAGTAAAGGGGTAAACTATCACGAAATGCAAGACATTACGGAGAAATTCAAATGAGCAAAAAATTAAAAGACTTATCAAAAATCACTACTCGTTATGAGAATCTAAATGAATGGAACGATACTTCTTATAAATCATTACCAAAACGCTGGTCCAGAAAGTTAAACGATACAAGAGACGGACTAACTGAATTGGAAAGAAAAGAAGGAACGGCACATCCAACAAATCAAAAATTTGATTTCAATAAACCTACCGTGGTTCATATTTCTAATGATGAAATGGAAATCTTAAGAAGCACAGGTAGATTGGAAACAGATGGAATTACAATCATAGCAGATGATGAACAACTTCAATAAAATACTCAATGAGTTAAGTTATAGAGTTTCTTCTGGCATTCCAGATTTAACCAACGAACAACACTTAATGAAATTATGGGATATCTTAAAAGAACATAATTGGTCTATTGATGCGCGTGTAGAATTATTAAGAAATTTAAGTGGTAAAGATGCTATTAACGAAGCAGTATTTTCACCAAGAGAAATGGGAACAAAACAAAAGTATCAACCTATGTGGATTTCAACCATTGAAAATGGTGAAGAGTTCACTATTGAAAACCCAAATGGTTCAGTAGTTCTGGATAAAAGTAATTTAAATATGAAAGGTTTTGATAATGGTAAAACTTTAAAACAAATTTTATCAGGTGGTAATAAACAAGATTTTGAAAACTTCTTTAAAAAAGATGGTAGTTTTAAACCTATATTAAAAGGTAAAGACGGAAAACTATACGGATTAAATCAAATATCAAAACAAACCTACACCGGAAAAACATCAGGTGGTAAGAAAACAGCACCAGCAGAAGCATATGAAATGGGTATTTGTATGGCACACGCTATTAACAACAAAGGTATGAGTCGTGAACAAGCATATTCTGCAACACTAATTGATAAATCGAGTTATGAAAAGTATAAAGAAACCGTTGAACCAGTTGGAATTAAAATAGCAGAAAAAATTAAATCAATACCATTATTGGTTCATACTGGTAAAGGACTTGGTGAGAGTGTAATTAATCCTTATGTAAATAATACACCAAAAACCGATATATTAGGTGGAAGTTCTCACAGAATATCATTAAAAAAGAAAGGTGGTTCACAATTGATGAGTGGACTTCAAGCAGATACAAGAGGAGTATTTGAGGGAGCAAAGTTATTTTGGAGTTCTGATGGAAGTATTGACCCATTGGTAAATGATATTATTAAAGTGATTGAAACCCAATTTACAACAATTACAGGAGACCAAGAAGTAGGGCAAGTTAAAAGAAAGTTTGAACAATACTATTTGGATTTAAGAACACCACAAGTTTCAAAAGAACTAAAGTCAGTTAAAGACAAACTAAATAAAATTAAAAAACCTAATTCAAATGAGAAAAAGTTGATAAAATTAATTAATCACTCAGACGCAGTTAAACGACACATCAAAGTAGAAACATCTTCATTGGGTTTAACCAGAGGTAGTATTAATCCAGACTATGTTATACCAGGTGTAAGTGTTGTTAATCCAAACAAAGTATCAAAAGAATTTCAAGGTTTTTTAAGAACATATGATAATAAAGATTTAAGAGAAGAAGCTCAAAAAGTTTTAGAAAAATCAATTGATATTAAAAATATGCAACCTATGTTTGATAAAATATGGAACAACAATAATTTTAAAAAATGGGCAGTCTATGAAGCGTCGACGGGTAATTATAAATTTAGTGGAGATTCAAGTCTAAATAGCACCAATAATTCTATCGCAAACGAGATTATGGTGTTTGATGAAAGTGGTAATGTAAAAATAGATGAACTAAATGTTTCTTGGGCGTCAAAGTATTCAGGAAAAGTTAAACAGACGGTTGGATATAAATCTGCGGGTAGAAGTAAATCAGTATCGTTTAGAATGTTAGTTGGTGAAGGAGTTGTTCCAGAAAATGTAGACACATATGTAGATTATGATTTTGATAAGATAGTTAATGAAGAACTACAAGAACTACAAAAAGACTTTAATACTTTAATGTCTGGTAGTGAAATACTACAAGAGGGATTTTTTGATAACTTGAGAAAGAAAGGTTCTGATTTTATTAAAGGAGTTAAGAGAGCATTTAAAAAGTTATTAGATTCTATAAAAAACTTTATAAAAAAATTCTATGAAAGAATTCTAAAAAGATTAATCAATACCATTAAACAATATGCAAAACAAGGGTTTGATTTTTTAACAGACTCTCTTGGAATTAATATTAATGGTCAATGTAATGTGGATGTTAAATTCTAATGAGAACACAATTACTATGCACATTCACTCGTAAGTCAAAGTTAAACGAAATTATTGACATTATAGTTTCGTGTAATGATATTTTATATGACAAGATTTATGTTTTTGAAAACAAAGATGATTCAAATCAATTGATTTGCACTTATAA